GCGAATTGTGGATGAAAGATAGGGTCAGATATTTGACCACAAAAAATTATGTGTGTATAATAATCTGTAATCTTATTAAACTCGTCTAAAGTAACATCTCTTTTGTCATAAACATATGTCGGATCTTGCCGACTACACTTACCGCATTGTAAAGTACATCTATGTGTAATATCTAAATTTATAGTTTTCATAATAATTCATAATAATAAAGTTTAATTAGTTTGTATCTGTACCTGAATCAGGATCAAAAGTTTTCGCATCTTCAAAGAAAGCTCTTTCTTCATTAAATCCAAAATCATCACCAATGTCAATATTAGTTGCAGTTGTAGTTGACTTCGGTGTAACACTATATCTTTGTTCTCTTGAAGGTGTGTTAACTGGCATATCTGTATATTGATCTACCTGAACTTGTTTGATAACTTTATCAGAAGTAACAGGACCATATAAGTAAAACTTACATGTAAAATTTAATGTATAGATGATTGCTCGTCTTTCATTAAAGTCGCCTCTATAACTATCTTCATAACCAATATTATTTAATATAATAGGAATGTCTCTTTTAATTCCCATGTCTGCCATATCATTAATAGTAATTGTATAATCTGGTTGAAAATAAGGTACTATTTGTTCAATGATTTGTAATGCATCATCGGATTGTTTTGCCATAGCATATAATTCAAAATCTAAATTATATGGAACTGGCATGTATTGCGTATCTAATTGTTTTGTTGTAGCAGATTTAGTTTTCTTAAATTTCTGTACACGATTTAATTTTCTAGCAGGATCATATACTAAGTTTTGAATTTCAAATCCTAATCGTGGCAAAGTTATTGCAACCTTAGAATCTAAGTTTGCATCTTGATCTAATCTAACTAAAAATTTTGCTTTTGGGCCATACGCCAAAGGCACTTTCATTTTTTGAATTATGGTACCATTGTTGTCTTTACGTACAATATTAACATTATTAAAAATTGTACCGAATGTTACTACCATTCGTCTTATTGTTTCGTGATAAAATTGTGTTCCTAACATTATTATTAACCTTCCTGTCCAGCATCACCGAAAGGATTTCTTTCGGTAAAATCTAATATTGTATCGTCTAATGAATCAAACAATTCGTTTTGTGACGTTTTGTCTGTTGACATATCCCCTACTATATAGTCCTCTTGAAGTATATAACTATCAAGACCTGTATCAGCAGGATTTTCTATAAGCATGTTAGTACCGATAGATGAACTATCGTTTTCATGTACTAGTGTATCGTTATCTTCCATTAATATTGAATCTGCGTATGTTCCATTTGTAAAGAACTCTAAAGCAAAACTCTCATTGTAAGCAGAAGTCTGTTCTAAAGTCATTTGATAACCTAATGAATCTTGTGTTAATGAATCTTCGATAGCATCTACACTTGTTACACCTGTGTCTAAAACTTCTGAACTATATTCAAATTGTTTGCATCTTAATTTATAGACGGGGTTGTTATCTAATTGATGAAATGGATCATCATGATCTACAAAAGATATTTCGAATAATTTTTTTAATACAGGATGGAATACAAGATCGCCTTCTTTAGGACGATTAACATATGTACCTGTTACTGCGTCTTCACTTCTTACATAAGCACTATCGAACATTGCGTATTGTATTCTAGTAGTACCTTGGGTATCTGAAAGTGTACCTGACTCTAATAATAATGATCCCTCAGTTGTATCCGTTCCTGACTCTATATCAATTTGATGCATAACGTCTTCAAATCTATTTCTATGTACAACAAAAGTTACTTCATTTCTATTTTCTAAACCAAATTGTTGGATTAATTCTTTTTCCCCAGCATAACCACCCTCGGCGTCTTCAATATACATTTCTATTGTTTGTGATTTGTTGAATTTGGATAAACTATCTTCACCGAAAACATCATCTCTAGCGCTTAACGTTCTATCAATATAATTTACATCATGGCCGTAAGCTTGTATCGCTTCTTTTACAAGATCTGAATACAAGTTTTGCTCACCTGTTGTTGCAGCAAGACCTGATGATTTAAACGCACTATTAACTGCCATTTGTTATCCTTTTAAAATCATATCAGGATATTGTTGATTTTCTATAATGGTCTCTAACTTTTCTAATTGTTCTTGAGCTTGTTGATATATCTGCTCACCATTCATAGTAACTCCACCTAACATTTGAATGTTTTGAAATTTATTTAAATTTGAACCCCATTGTTTTTTAAGTAATTCTGTTGCATATCTTTTTAAATATATGTTATTATAGATGTCTGTATAAGTTGTTGGATCTAATGCTCTATAACATTCAATAATTAAATAATCACCTTCGGCAACATCATTCTTCCAATCCATATCTAAATATAATCTACCTGCATGTTCAGAGAAACGTATAGGTCAAGATGTTGCATTGTCATTTCATAATGAATCATTGATGTAGATGAAAAATCATACAAATCGTTTAATCTCAGTTGATATTTGATATCAAACATATTACTTGTAGCCGCATTGTCAAAAGGCCATATGTTTAATACAGATAATACTGTTGATGGCATAGGAATATAATTCTTACCTTCTTTGAAAGTTGCCGTTACAGAACTATCTGAAATATCTGTTGCAGTTGTGGTAGCATCACTAATTGTTCTAGTTTTGTCTGCCGCAGTAACTTGATATTTAAGATACATCTTTTCTACTGTATCAAAATGATTATGAGAAAAGTATTGTAATGCCTCGTCTATTCTATCATCGGCCTGATCGTCCGATACGTTAATATCAATTACTCCATATCCTAAAGATCTAAGGCAATAGTCTTTGAATGTGCTTTTTGATGTTGGTGTTGCCATTTAAATTCCTTTTTAAGTATTTATCTAAATCTTGTTTTGGCGCCCACCCTAATTTTGTTAGATTAGCGATGTTAGCCGTGTTATCGTCCATTTCGGATATATCACCAGACTTGATAGGTACGTCAAATCCATATTTTTGACATAGACTAGATATATTTATTCCTTTTCCTGTACCCACAGAATATATTAAATGTTCTAGTTTATCAAAATTATCCATATATAAAAATAATTTAATCGCATCAATCACGTCATCTACATGAACAAAATCCCTTATATGATTAGTGGAATACTTTAGTGTTCCATTTATCATTTTTGGTATAAGCATAGTATCTCTCGCACCATCCCCATACACATTTGAAAATCTTAATCCTACCGATCTTCCTATCACATTGGAGATATCTTCCATTACTTTTTTAGAAGTACCGTATGGCGACTTCCACCATTCTTTAACACATGATGAAGACGCATATATCACAGGCGTATTAGTTTGCTTTGCTAGTTCAAATATCTTTGTAGAATAATCTACATTATTTGTATACCACGCTTGTGGATACTTTATACTTTCTCTAACATCGGCTTTCGCAGCCAAATGAACTATTCGATTCACCGCCTTAATATGTTTTAAAGTAATATCATTTATATTATAATCTTCCTTTGTATCACATCCTAAAACAAGATGACCTTCACTAATTAATGAAGTCTTTAAATGTGATCCAATAAATCCTTTATCGCCTGTAACCAAAATTCTCATTGACAATTGCTCCTACATAGTATATATTATAATGATATTTATAATACATTAATTGGAGTTTGAATGTCAAGGGTTATTTACAGTCTTTATATAGATGTACCAACGAAAGAATTAGATTTTTTTGACGCTAATATAATTAAAAAGGGTGCAATACCTACTAATATCAATACAAAAAACGAATTAAAAAACCATTATGATAGATTATTAATATCTAAAATAGATTATGCAAAAGATATTGGATCTGATTTTATTATGTTTGAATATGATACAAGTTATGAAAGTTTTTATCGTAAATATAAAAAAGAATTTCCTCATATAACAACATATAATATTATCAATGAATATAAGATACATTTATTATATCAATTATCAACTCAATATGATGAAGTATTATATCTAGACTTTGATGCCGTTCCTGTTACTAGGGAGTCTTTCTTTGATGTATGGGACCTATCAAAAGGAATTGCAATATTACATAATAATAAAGAGATAAGACGAACAGATCAAACACTACATCAAATAAGTGGTACTATAAGATCACCGTCAGCAAAATATTTTAATGCAATGGCAATGCTAGAAGAAACAGATAACATTCCTAAATGTGATGTTGTTAATACAGGTATCATAGGTGCAACAAAAGAACATTTACACTTGTTAGATTTCTTTGGCAATATGAATACAACATATGATATTAT